GGTGCGACACTCGGCGGCGCCTCGTGCTCGCCGAAGGGCTGTCGGGACTCACGGACGGCCACCAAGAGCAAGCGGCTGCGGCGCTCGTCGCCCTGGCCTTGAGCAACGGAGGGTAGACGAATGCTGAGCCTCATCCATGCCGTGGCCGGGCGCCCGTGGGCGATTCGCGCCGAAATCGCACTCCACGTCCGGGGACTCCTCGCGCGAGAGGGCATCTCTGGCCTCCGGCACCTCGCGGCGTTGAAGGAGGAGGTCCACGCCTTCGATCCCCAGGCCGCAGGCCGCAGCGGAGTCCCCGGGACGGTCGGCACCGTCGCTGTGGTTCCCGTGATCGGCACGCTCACCCAGCGGGTTCAGGTGATCGGGAGCGCGCAGACGCGATCCACGGCCGAGATCGTGGCCCAAGTCCGGGCCTACGCCGCCGATCCAGCCATCGATGCCATCGTGCTCGAGATCGACTCGCCCGGAGGCGAGGTGTTCGGGGTGCCCGAGGCATGGCAGTCGATCCGGGAGTCTGCTGCGAGGAAGCCCGTCATCGCGCACGCCAACAGCATCGCGGCCTCGGCTGCCCTCTACCTCGGGAGCGCGGCGACGGAGTTCTGGGCGACGCCGAGCGGCGAGGTAGGAAGCGTCGGCGTCTACGCCCTCCATGTGGACATGTCAAAGGCGCTCGAGGAGATGGGCGAGGCCTGGGACTTCATCGTGGCAACCAAGAGCCCTTACAAGATCGAGGGCAATCCGGCCGGGCCGCTCACTGACGAGGCCCGCGCCCATGCCCAGAAGGACGTGGACCGCTACATGGGGATGTTCCTCCGCGACCTGGCGAAGGGCCGCGGCCTCTCCGAGAAGCAGGTGGAGAGCACCTTCGGGGGCGGCCGGATGATGGGATCCACCGAGGCGCGCGGGGTCGGGATGATCGACCAGGTCGGAACCTTCGAGCAGGCAGTTGGGCGCGCCGCGCAGATCGCGGGATCTCGCGGGCCGAGCAAGCCGAGGGCGGATCTGATCCGGGCCGAGCCGATGGTCATGGACCCGGCGGAACTGGCGGCCAGGGCCGCCCTTGTTGGAGTGCGAACGGAGGATCTCAAATGAAGCGAATCGCGACGTGCCTTGCACTGATGCTATTGGCCAGCGGGCCTCTCTGGGCCGAAGTCCTGTCGGCCGTGCCGCTGGTCTCGACCGGCGTCAACCTCTCAACGACACAGACGAGCGCAGCCGGTGCCGTCGATTCCACCAACACAATGGATCGTGGGTACACCCTCGAAGGCCCGACCTTGCTCCGGGTGATCACGACCGTGGGGGCCACGCCCACCGTGAAGGTCGACATCCAGGGTTCGATGGACGGGGCGATCTTCTTCAACGTGCCCTACTCGCTGATCGCCACGCCGGAGACCTGGGTCGTCTCCCAGATCACCATCACATCAGCGACGACGAACAACTACATCCTCAAGGGCGCCGTCCCGTGGCGCTACTTGAAGCTCGTCTACAGCTTGAACACCAACGTCACGCTGACTGCGGACGCCTTCCCAACGTCGTTCTGAGCCCCCTCAATGAGCCAGCGGCGAGAGTATCGCCAGCATTCGAAGAGTATCCTCCTCCGAGCCACCGCGAGCGTCTTCCGCGAGCGGGAGGCCCTATTGCTGATCGAGCGGCGTAGATGGCTCCGACGACTCGCCTGGATAGCCTGCGGGGCGCTGCTCCTCGGGATCGTGGTGGGCGGATTCGCGGCGCGGGTCCTGTGAGGGGGGCTTGACAGGTCGTGATACGCTGAAGGGGAAGTAGAAGGGTTCCGGTCGCCTCAGCCTTCGGGCCTCTCCGACCGGACCATCGCGGCACCGCGCCACCGGCGCCCCTGCCGATCGGCATCTGGACGTTTTTTCAGGTGCCGGCAGGGGCGCTTTCGCTTTTGGCCGGCACGGGAGCCTGCGAATGGAACGACTCAAGGAGTTGGAGGTCGACCGAGAGGAGCGCCGGGCCCAGGTCAAGGAGATCCTGACTGCGGCAGCGACGGACAAGCGCCCTCTGACGGAAGACGAGCGGAAGAAGGCCGGAACCCTCACGGCCGAGCTTGAGCAGATCGAAGCGACGATCAAGCTCGAAGAGCAGACGCTGGAGTGGAACAGGACCAGCGCCCCGGCGGTCCGGCGCCCTGATGGCGATCCGGCCCCGGACAAGCCGTTCAAGTCCTACGCCGCAGGCCTCGGGGGCGCCAAGAACCCCTGGGGTGACTGCAGCACGCCCCGCGGCTTCGACCAGGCGCTGGGCACCTTCCTGCAGGCCGTGGCCACCTGCGCCAAGGGAGGGCCAAGCGATCCGCGGCTCTTCATGGTGCCACAGGCGGCAGCGAGCGGTCTCAACACGTCGGTCGGCAGTGAGGGCGGATTCCTCGTTCGCACCGACTTCTCGACGGCGCTCCTGGCGAAGGCCATGGGCGAGTCGGTGCTGGCGAACCGTTGCACCACGATCGACATCGGGCCGGACTCGGATGGGATCGAGCTGCCCTACATCGACGAATCGAGTCGGGCGACCGGCTCCCGCTGGGGCGGCGTCCAGGTCTACCGGCGCGCCGAAGCCGATACCGTGACCGCATCGAAGCCGAAGTTCGGGATGCTCGAGCTCCGGCTCGAGGACCTGATGGGCATCTGCTACACCACGGACCGCGCGATGCGGGACGCGACCAGCCTGGGCCAGATCATCCAGACCGCGTTCTCCTCCGAGTTCGCCTTCCGGGTGGACGACGAGATCATCCGCGGGACCGGCGCTGGGCAGTGTCAGGGTCTGCTGTCCTCGGCAGCCCTCGTCAGCGTGGCCAAGGAGACCAGCCAGGTCGCCGACACCATCGTCGCCGAGAACGTGCTCAAGATGCGTTCCCGGGTTCCGCCCCGGCTGCGCGCGGACAGCGCGTTCTTCATCAACCAGGAGTTGGAGCCCCAGTTCCCGCAGATGGTGGTGAAGGTCAAGAACGTCGCCGGCTCCGAGAACGTTGGAGGGGCGCCGATCTACATGCCGGCAAATGGTCTCGCCGGTCAGCAGTACGACACGCTGTTCGGGAAGCCGGTCATCCCGATCGAGCAGTGCGCGGCCATCGGCGACCAGGGAGACATCTTCTACCTGGCCCTGCGTGAGTACCTGCTCATCCGAAAGGGTGCCCTCGAGACGGCGGAATCGATCCACGTGCGGTTCCTGTACGGGGAGAACACATTCCGGTTCACCTATCGGATCAACGGGGCGCCGGCCTGGAAGGCCAGCCTCACGCCCTACAAGGGTTCGCTCGGTGTGAGCCCGTTCGTCACGCTAGACGCACGGTAAGGGAGGAACGCCATGTCCAAGCTCCACATTCCGCAGGACGTCGTTCCCTTCTCGCTCTTGGCCCCAGCGGCGGATGCTGCTGGACGCACCTCGACCTACAAGAGCCTCAAGGGCGCCGTGAAGGCGTGGATCGTGGTCCACATCGATCAGGGCAACGCCGCGACGATCGCGCTGAGCCCGAAGCAGGCCCTCGCCGTGGCCGGCACGACGCCGATCGCGATCCGGGCCACCCGCATCTGGGCGAAGCTCACCGCCGCGGCGACCAACTTCACGCGGGCGACCGACGCCGTGGACTACACCACGGATGCCGGGGTCGACACCAAGGTCATCGTCTTCGAGATCGACCCCAACCTGACGCTGACGCCAGAGTCGGCATCTGGCGTCTATGACTGCGTCGCCCTGACGACGGGGGCCAGCAACGCCGCGAACATCACATCCGCGATGTTGCTCGTCCAGATGAAGCACAAGGGCGCTTCCGTCGACAACGTGCTCGCCGACTAGACGCCTGGCCGTTGACCGTTCGGCCCGCGCGTGGGGAAAGAGTCCACGCGCGGGCCATAGGCAAAGGAGCGGGAACGATGAAGGTACGCATCCTAAGCGGGAACGCCCGCGGTCAGGTCGTCGAGATGGGTCAGACCGAGGCCGAGGTCAACCTCGCGACCGGCTACGCCGAGGCGGTTGTGGACGAGCCCCCGGCTGTCATGCCGAAGCCTGCTCCGGTCAAGGAAGCGAAGCCGAAGCCGAAGCCGGAACCCCCGGAGGAGTAGAGCCGCCGCATGTGCTCGAACCTCTACTCGGTGACGCCGGCCGCCCTCGAGCCCGTCAGCCTCGAGGAAGCGAAGATGCACTGCCGTATCGACTCTGAAGATGAGGACCTGTTCGTGCGGGACGGGCTGATCTCAGCCGCGCGGCAGTGGGCGGAAACGCTGACCGGCCGCGCGTTCGTCACCCAGACGTGGGAACTCAGGCTCTCCTGGTTCCCGGAGTACGCAATCGAGCTACCGAAGCCGCCGCTCGTCTCCGTGAGCTCCGTCAAGTACCTCGACCTAGCTGGAGTCGAGCAGACCTGGGCCGCCAGCAATTACATCGTGACGGCGCCCAGCGGAGAGACTCCCGCTCGTGGTCGGATCACTCCCGCCTACAGCGTGATCTACCCGCCGACGCTTCGCGTGCCGGATGCCGTGCGGGTCGTCTTCGTCGCCGGCTACGGTGCCCCTGCCGCGGTACCGCAGGGCATCAAGAAAGCCATGCTCGTGCACATCGCCGAGTCCTACCAGAACCGCGAGCAGCCCGACTTCTCGTTTGCGGGCGAGACGATCTGGCCGTGGGTCGAGACGAGGTTCGACTGATGAAGGTCAGGGTGCTGGGGGCATTCGACATTGAGACCCAGAGCTATCGTCCGGGCCAGATCGTCGAGATGGGGGACGAGCTCGCTGCGAACCTGGCGCGCCGCGCCCTCGTCCTGCCAGTGCCTGAGCCGCCACAGGACCCTGTCGCCGCACCCCCGAGGAAGCCCGATGCGCGCCGGAAGTCTTGATCGACGGGTCCGCATCGAGCGGGCGACCGAGGCGCAATCGCCCGTGGATGGTTCGGTCGTGCTGACTTGGGCGCTCGACGAGCTGGTCTGGGGCCAGGTCGAGCCGCTGCAAGGGCGTGAGCTCTTCCAGGCGCAGCAGTGGGTGGCGAAGGTCGATACCCGGTTCACCATCCGTCGGCCGCCTATCGGGACGATGGTGACACCGGATGAGAAGACTCGCCTCGTCTATGACGGGCGGTCCTATGACGTCAAGCACGTCGCGGAACTCGGGCGCCACGAGGGCCTCGAGATCCTCGCCCAGGCGCGGGCCGAGTGATGTTCACGGGGACCTTCACCGGCTGGCCGGAGACCGAGCGCCTCCTTGACACGATCCTCAACGAGGCGACGAAGGAGGATCTCATCGCGGACGCTCTCCTGCATGCCGCTGAGCCAATCGTCGAGACCGCGCAGCAGCATGCCCGGCGCCGGAGCGGTCAGATGGCCGAGTCGATCAGGGTGAAGCGCGTCGAGAGCGAGGAGGCGACCCACCAGGTTATCGTCAAGGTGGGCGCGGACACCCGCCGTCCCCACTGGCAGCTCTTCCACCTGCACGAACTCGGCACCTCGAAGATGAGCGCGCAGCCGATGGTTCGCCCTGCTTGGGACGAGAACCGCGGCACATTCCCGGACAGGGTTGGCAGCGAGATCAAGCCCGCCTTCGACCGCGCCGCGAAGAGACATGCGCGTCGCACCAGAGGCACCCGATGATCGAGGACGCCATCCGCTCGGTGCTCCTCGCGGACGCCGCGGTATCCGAGTTGGTCGCCGATCGCGTCTACCCGCTGGTGATGCCGCAGAAGGGGACGCTGCCGGCGATCGTCTACCAGCGGATCTCAACGGTGGGGGCCTACACCCTCCAAGGCCGGACGACGCCGACGACTGCGCGTGTGCAGCTCAGCCTGATGTCGACGAGCTTCACTCAGGTCCGGGCCCTCGCCGCCGCGGCGAGGAGCGCGCTCGACGCCTATTCAGGCGTCGTCGGCCCCCACTTCGTGAACTTCGTCGAGGTGGTGAACTTCCTCGACGAGTTCGAAACGGAGACGGGAATCTGCCGTGTCGTGATGGACGTCCGGGTGCATTCAAACGAAGGAGCATGAGAGTCATGAAGAAGAAGCTGCTGTTCGGCCTCGCCGCGGTGCTCGCCCTGGCGCTGGCCTTCGCGACCCAAGGCGACGTATCCGCCGCATCTCTCACTTCGAGCGTCAACCTCCGGCTGAACTCGACGCTCACCGGGACCGTGGGACTGGCGACGGCGAGCGTGCCTCTCGATCAGCCCTACTCGAAGACCTTCGCGAACGGCGTCGGCGCGAGCCAGGCCGACAAGGTCTATACGACCCAGCTCTCGATCACGACCGGCGCGACAACCGATCTCGACCTCCAGGGGTCGCTGCTCGACGCGCTGGGTGCGGCCTTCACGCCGGCCAAGCTGAAGTGCGTCTACATCGAGAGCGCCACGGCCAACACGACAAACTTGACGCTCTTCGGAGATGCAGCCTCGGTGCCGATCCTGAACACGGCCGCGACGACGACGACGCTGCTGCCCGGCGGGCTCTTCTTCATGTGCAACCCGCCGCTCGCTGGCATCGCCGTTACAGCCGCAACCGCCGACATCATCCAGATCACCAACGCTTCCGGCGCGACCGCGACGGTCAACGTGGTCCTGATCGGCACCTCCTCGTAGTCCAGGCCGTCAACAGAGCAGAGCAGAGCAGGGAAGGGAGCAGAGATGGCAAGCCAGGGCATGATCGGCTACAAGGCCGATATCCAGTACGGAGACGGCGCGACGCCCGAGGTCTTCACCTCCGTGTTTGAGGTCACCTCGATCGACCCGTCCAACCCGCAGTTCGACGAGGTCGAGTTCACGCACCTCCAGTCGCCGAACCGCACGCGGGAGTTCAAGCCGACCTTCATCGACATGGGCGAGCTCGCCTGCGAGGCGAACTTCGTGCCGAGCGATCCGACGCATCAGCAGATCTTCACCGACCGCGCATCGGGCATCGTCCGCAACTGGCGCTATCGGATCAAGGACAACATCAGCGCCGCGGTGCTGCGGACAGCGACCTTCCCCGGCTACGTCAAGTCGGCGAAGGAGGGGCCGGTCACGACGACCGACAAGATCGCTCTGACCTTCAGCGTTCGCATCTCCGGCGCCGTCACGTACAGCTAGGCGGCCAGGGATGGCTATCGCGCATCGTGGAGAGACGGCCTTCTCCGCGGGTGGGCGGGGCTACTACCTGGTCTATGGGACTCGGGAAATCGCCGAGATGCAGTCGGCGCTCGGGTTCCACAGGCCGGACCCGTTCGCTCCGGTCACCTGGGAAGAGGTCGAGCAGAAGGACGGCAAGAAGATCCGTGTCGAGCTGACCTGGGCCGAGCGAAACCAGCGGATGCTCACCGCATTCGACGGGACGTTCACCAACCCGGGGCCCGGAGATCTCCGGAGGATGGTCCAGATCGGCCTCTGGCGATGGGAGAAGGCGAACGCCTCGCTCAGCGACGCGGAGTTCGAGGCCATCTGCGACGCCCTCGGATTGGTGGGACTCCAGAGCCTGCATCTCCAAGCCGTCACCAACGGGCTGCGAGCGAGCAGCCCGGAGGATGAAGACGCTCCAAAAAGGGCGGCGGCGCCAGCCTCCTTGACCTTGAGCGTCTCTTAGCGGAGGCGCTCCGGTGTGGACTCACGCACGCCGAGTTCTGGGACCTGACGCCGCGGGAGGTCGCCCTCGTCATCCATTCCGCGAACGAGCGCACGCTCGACTCGCTGGACATCGCCATTTCTGGGGCGTGGCATGGAGCGCATTTCGCTGCGCTCGCGGCGGTGGGCAAGTTCCCCGAACTCGGAGAAGTGCTGGAGCGGATGAGGGGCCGGCGGAAGCGCACGCCACAAGGAACCCTGGAACGGTTCGATGCTTGGATGCTCCAGGTGAAGGCCGCAACGGGAGCCATTAAGCCATGAGCGAGCTCGGGAATCTCACCCTCAGCCTTCGCGTCAACGCCGAGACGATGTTTGCCGACCTCCGGAAGGCTGGCCGGGCCGTCCAGGGCGAGTTCGAGAACACGAACAAGCGTGCCGCCAAGGGCATGGAATCGACCATGCGGGAGATGCAGGGACACATCGATCGCATCACTGGGCGCAAGGCGACGAACGAGCTCAATCTCATCGCCCAGGCGATCGACGGGATCGGTGGGAAGTCGAAGCTCAATAGCCAGCAACTCGAGCGGCTCACCCTCGACGTCAACCGCCTCGCGGCGGCCGGCGCGAAGGTGCCCGCGAGCCTGCAGGGACTGACGGGCATCGGGAGCAAGCTCGGCGCCGTCTTCCAGTCTCTTGGCACGGGCGGCGGGATCTCGGGGGCGCTCGCCGCGATCGGGCCCGCGGGCCTCGCCGCCTCCGCGGGGCTCGGGGCCATCACGATCGCCGGCACCAAGGCCTTCGGCGCCATCAAGGAGCTGGCCGCGGAGGCCGAGCAGTGGACCAACTTGGCGAAGTCGACCGGACTCGGCGTCGTCCAGGTCCAGCAGCTGTCGGCCCTGCTGGAAGACGCGGGCATCCCCGCCGAGGCGATGAAGATCGCCTTCAAGGAGCTCCAGAAGGAGATCGCCAGTGGCGGCAAGGAGCTCGCGAAGTTCGGGATCGACGTCGCCGCCCTCAAGAACCTCTCGCCCGAGGAGCAGTTCCGCGCGATGGCGAAGCAGATAGAGGCCATCGAAGACCCCGCTGACCGGACAGCCGTCGCGCTCGCCGCCTTCGGCCGCAGCGGCGCCGATCTGATCCCGGTGATGGACGATGTCGCGAGCGGCGCCGACAAGATGTTCAGTGCCCTCGGCGACGAGGAGGTCGCCGCACTCGCCCGCGCGGACGCGAAAATCGACGCCTTCACTCGGAAGCTCTCCACGCTGGGCAAGAAGATCGCCGCGTTCGCCATCGAGGCTGCGCAGGGGATCAGCTTCCTGCCTGGCGGTATCCCCGTCTTCACCGGAAGTTTCGGCGCTGAGGCTGGTGGCGGGACGAAGGGCAAGGGCAATGACCTCGCTTGGTGGGCCGAGCAAGAGCGGCAGATGGCGGTCGACCGCCTGACGGCCGAGAAGGCTGTCGAGCAGCAGAAGGCCGAGGGCAGGAGGAACCAGGCCGAGGCCGAGCGCGAATCCGCAAAACGTCACGACGCGCTGCTCGCGCTCGAGCGGAAGAGAAATGAGGTCATTGCGTCGGTCGTCAAGGGCCGCCAGGACGAAGCGGAGGAAATGCGGGCGCTGGACGAGATGTCGAAGGGCCTGCTCGCGAAGCAGCAGCAGATCGCGGGCGAAAGCCTCGCGGCTCTCAAGGGGACCCGGCTCCGCGGCGGCGACATGCTGCCATCGGTCGGGGGTGCCGGCCTGTGGACGCGGCACCAGGATGTACTCGATCAGGAGATGGAGAACGCCGCGGCGAGCACAAAAGTGGCGACGAAGGAGACTGAAACCTGGAGTTCACGCCTCGGCTCCCTCGCACAACAGCTCCAAACCTTGGCCAGCACGACGGGCGGACTGACCGGGAAGATTGTCGGCTTCGCCGCATCGCTGGCCTCGGGATTCGGCGGCGCGATCCAGGGCTTCCAGCAGATGACCGCCAAGGGAGGACCTGGCGGACTGCTCGGCTTTCTCGGCAAAGCCTCGGGCGCCCTCGGGATGATCGGATCTGCGATCGGCGTCGTCGGTGGCATCATCGGCGGGATCAAGAGCCTCTTCGGCGGCAAGTCGAAGGAGCAGAAGGCGGCCGAGGCGGCAGCCAAGAAGCAAGCCCAGGCCGACGCGATCCAGGCACGAGTCGAGGCGCGCCAGAAAGTGGAGTCCGGGCTCGGCACAGCGCGCGGCGGCGCCGAGGCTCTCATGGCCCGGATCGATGCGGGAGGCCTGTCCGCGGGGCTGACGCAGGCCTTCCAGACCCTGATCAGCAAGGTCGGCGACGCCCTGTTCAAGACCGGGCTCGGAATCCTCGACGCGCGCCTGGCGAAGTCGAAGGAGTTCACTGAAGCACAGGGCATGGCGACCGATGTTGCCACAGTAGTCAGAGGCATGCGTGAGGCCGGCTTCATCGATGCGACGTTGATGGAGGCCGCCGGCGCTTCTGCTGCGGAGATC